CAACAACTGCCCGGAGGCCCTATGGCTGATTATTTCGTCCACAAGCAAAAACTCGAAAACCAGAAGGCGGCGGAAGCTGAAGGAAAGGTTGCCGACAGCCTCGATGTCCGCCTAGCGCTTATGGAGCGCGTTAATTCTGGCGAGATTACGCTGGCCGATGCTCAAGCAGAATTGAAGCGGGTCAAGCGCGGTGCCAAGAAGGCCGGTCAGATCACCCGCGCAGCCGCATATCGTCGCTGAGTCCACCTAACCCCCGGAGGCAAAATGAAGAAAATACCGACGATTTTCAAGCGCGACTGGAACGGCGATCGCAGCCGGGTTGTGAATGAGCCACATCCTGATTGCGGCTGGGTTTTCGCCGGCGAAGGCGTCGCCACCAGGAAACTCGACGGCACTTGCTGCATGGTACGCGCTGGAATACTGTTTAAGCGGCGCGAACTGAAGGCAGGGCAGCCCGCGCCAGAAGATTTCGAGGCCGAGGGCACTGATACCGAAACGGGCAAGACAGTAGGATGGCTCCCGGTCGGAGATGGGCCAGAGGACGCGCTGCATCGGGAGGCATTCTCAATCACGGTTGCAGATGGAACTTATGAGCTTGTCGGCCCCAAGGTGCAGGGGAACCCGGAGCGATATGATCGGCACCGCCTTGTCCCGCACTCATCCCTAGTCATGCCGGAGGAGCCGCCCCGAGACTTCACAAATCTGGCACGGTGGCTGGCGGGGAGGGATATTGAAGGCATCGTATTCCACCATCCGGATGGCCGGATGGGCAAAATCAAGTTACGCGACTTCGGCTTGAAACGCGCCGTTTCGCCGACACAATCCGCCTGAGTCCACCTAACCCCCGAAAGGCTACGGCAGCCCACATGAGGATCGAGACTATAGGCGATTGCACGCTTTATCTTGGGGACTGCCGGGCGGTGGCGGAATGAGGTACGGTTCCGTTTGCAGTGGCATCGAGGCCGCGACCGCCGCATGGCATCCGCTCGGCTGGAAGCCTGCTTTTTTCTCCGAGATTGAGAAATTCCCTCGCGCCGTCCTGGCGCACCATTACCCTGACGTGCCGCTGCATGGCGATTTCACAACAATTGAGGCCGGACAATATGAGCCAATTGACCTTCTTGTTGGCGGAACCCCCTGCCAAAGTTTCAGCATCGCCGGATTGCGCGGCGGCCTGGGCGATGACCGCGGCAACCTGGCGCTCGAATATCTTAGGCTGGCTGACCGCCTGCGCCCCAGGTGGTTGGTATGGGAGAACGTGCCCGGCGTCTTGTCATCAAACGGAGGGCGGGACTTTGGTTCCATCCTCGGGGGCATGGTCAAACTCGGGTATTGCCCAGCCTGGAGAATCCTGGATGCTAAGCACTTCGGAGTTCCACAGCGGCGCCGTCGCGTGTTCGTTGTCGGATATCTTGGAGACTGGCGACGTGCCGCATCGGTTCTTTTTGAGCGCGAAAGCCTGCGCGGGGATTCTCCGCCGCGCCGAGAAGCGCGGAAAGACGTTGCCCCCACAATTAGCAGCCGCCCTACAGGCGGTGGCGGACTCGGGACCGATTTCGACCTCGATGGCGGGGTTATTGCCGCCATCCAAGAGCGTGCGGTGAGCGAGAATGCTTCTGCCGGGCCGGATGGCGTCGGGGTTCGCACGGATGGTGTGGCTTACACTCTGGAAGCGCGCCAGACCGTGCAGGCCGTGGCATATGGCGGGAATAACCAGTCTGGACCTATTGACGTGGCAGCCACTTTGAGCGCCCACGGCGGACGCCAGGACTTCGAGAGCGAGACCTTTATCGCCCATGCACTTCGCGGTGAGGGCTTCGACGCCAGCGAGGATGGCACGGGGCGCGGGACGCCGATTGTGCCGACGCTAACCAGCAACGGGGATGCTCATAGCGGCTATCGAGATGAGCATGGGCTAATTCCGGTGGCGTTTGCGCAGAATTCGCGGGACGAAGTGCGTGAAATGGATGTTGTCGGAGCGTTGGCGGCAGAACCGGGAATGAAGCAGACAAGCTATTTGCGCTTAAATTCCGCCGTCCGCCGCCTCACGCCGCGCGAGTGCGAGCGCTTGCAGGGGTTCAAGGACGACTTTACCGCCATCCCATACCGTGGCGGCGTGGCTGCTGATGGCCCGCGATACAAGGCGTTGGGGAACTCGATGGCGGTTCCCGTGATGGCCTGGTTGGGTCGTAGAATAGAGATGGCAGACAAGCCGTGCTAGTTTGCAAAGGGTGCGGCACGATTAAGACTGTTACGTCTTATTGTGATTCCAATTTGGCCTATGTCAATCCAGTTTATCCGAAAATCGAAATCCAGATTTGATCCGGCGTTACGCCAAGCCCCCACGCAAACACCACAACGAGAAACAATCCTGTAAGAAGAAAATCGGAAATTTTCATGGCAGAGAATTTCAACTATTTGTCTTTGCACTCATAGTCGATGTACGGCCGGTCTTCCGCCCGCTTTGAGTCTAAGGTGCTGCAAAACTGCTGCAATGGCGTGATCCCGCCCCCTGCCCTCACGTAGCCTGGCGCCGGTTGATCGGCCTCGGCCATGCGGCTTGCCTCTGGCGCTGGCGCCTGAGCCGTTGCCACCGCGCCAGAGCAAGGCGTCCCCGCTGCCGCCATGGCCTTTTGCACGTCATCAATTAAGCACATAATCTGTGTCGCTGCTGCGCGGTTTCCCAATGAGTTGAGCGCCGATGCGTTCGCTCGATCTTCGCACTCCTTGTCCTTGTAGCTCATGCCCAGTGCGATGCCGACCACGGGCGATGTCCCTGCCCCGCTCATCACCCCCATGCAAGGCGAGGCCGTGACAAAGGGCGGCGCCGTGGGAGACGGGGTGTTCTGAGGGTAATCACTGGTGCTGGTCCCGCCGTAGAAATTCGCCTGCGCGCCGGATGCCGAACCAGATGTGGCATTTGTATCGGATTTCTGCACGCTCTGGGCTTGCGCGAGAATCGGAAACACAAGTAGGCAAAGGGAGACGATTGAAATTCTGATAGATTTCATGTCGTTGTTTCCTTGTTGAGGGGAAAGAGACCGGCCGGGTTGCAGCATACCGGCCGGTCGCCGTTAGTTACGGATGTTGCGGGGGAAATCCACCGGCATTCGGATCAACCGAGAGTGATCCCGATTCATATCCGCTTGCCGTGTAGTAGGCGCCGCCCGTCTCGCCGCCGTAGGACTGCGTTCCGCCGCCCTCCAGCGCGGCCGTGCCGGTCGTTGTGGTGGTAGTTTTGGAAATATCGGTCACGTAGGTGCCGTTTCCATCCACCGGATAAACGTTTGTGGTGGTCTTGTCGGTGTTCCAGGACGTAAATTTGTCATTCTGGATGCCGATATTCGAGGCCGACCCGGCATATGAGTTTTCCGAAGCCCCGTACGGCGTGGAACTCACGCTGGAAGAACTTCCACCCGTGATCGTCTCCGGGCTGGGTGCGGAAAACGTATGGGCAAAGGCTGGCATTGCCATTGCACCCGCAATGGCGGTCATCAAAAGCAGCTTACGCATTGTGTTTCCTTGCAAAAAAACGCCGCTGAATCCGTTTTTCCAGGCACGGCAATTCTGGCGGATTGCCTTTATCCAATTTGGAAGCTGATATTTAATGAATAGATTCCGTTTTGGCAATATATTTGTAGTTGTAATAATACGCAGGCATAAAAAAACGCCCCCGAAGGGGCGTTTCATTGGCCAAATATTTAGCTCAGTCACCACCACCGTCAATCTCGCTGGAAGACCAGGCCGACACGGCCGCTTGTGTCAAATTATCTGTTGGCGTTTTTTGGCAAAAATTGTCGATCCAAGCAAAGACTCCATTAATATCTGTATTCATTTTAACGGTGTGCTTGGTCGCCACCATAGCCAGGCCGTTCGCTGCCGTGATGTATCCTAAAATCCACTGCTGATCGTCCGCAGATTGGTTCGATTCTCTGTCAGCGGACCAGGTAGCGCAGCTTTCGTTGCCGTCTCCCAGCATCGGGAACGTTTGCGCCAGCGCGGGGCTTGCCCCAAAACCCACGCACATGACCGCGATAGCCGCCAAAACAGAGCGCATCACTTTGCCACCACGCAATTGAACACCGCATCGAGATTAGCCTGAGCGGACGCCGCCAGGCGTTTCATGCTGATCCTCGCAGCCGCCTCGGTGCGAGACGCTTCAGTCTTCGCATCCTTCAGAACCGCTTTGTAATCGGTGTTATCGAGAAGCAATTCCGTGATGCTGGTATTTAAGAAACCCATACGCTGATACAGCTCGCTATAGTGTACCGCCGCCTTGGTACGTAACGTGAACGCCTTTGTGTCCTGATGGTAGTCAATCAGCGGGTAGAAAGTTTTTTCAATATCGTCGTCGGATTCAACGCGGTTGAACACCACCCGGATTTTTTTAGCCCCCACGCCCATATCAGAGAGAGCCTGGATCGTAGCAATGGTATCACTCATCTGCTTACGTTCCTTGACTGTAGGAACAATGAACAGATCAATATCATCATGAGAGCCATGATATTGGCCCATCAATCTCATGAAATCCTCAACATTTGACGAGCCAACGTCAATGATTGCTGCATCACGCATCATCAACTTTTCACTAAGACTACCAAACTCTTTACCACGAATGGCATCAACCGAGCCGCCGTCCCAATTAATAGATTCGACCGAGACAAAATCAGCGTCCTTGATACGCGGAAAAAGCATATTCCTGGCAACCGTGGATTTGCCGACATTGCCCGAGAAATTGATTACGGCGATTTTCATTATGTCATTCTCCATGTTAACGACTGATTTTTGTTACGTATTTTGCGCCAAGTTTATCTAATGTTTGTTTGTACGTTGGCGTTTTAACCGGCTCCAGATTTGAACCCGGTTCGTTTGGCGACTCCATATTCGGAGTATGTTTTTTTGAACTTTCAACGCCCCCTCCCCGCTGCTTCTTGCGGTAGGCATACAGAGCAGAGCGGAACGTATAAATATTCACAGTCAAGCCACCCTCAGCAAGAGTAGCAATGATGTCCTCATGAGAGACACCACGCCTAACGTGAGGGTCAATCATAGGCATCAAATTGCGTAGCTTAGAATGTGAACCACGCTCACTAAGGGCCTTCAGCCTTTCAATCAAATTTTCACTCACATTCGATACCTCCTTAATGAATTGTATATTAGTGTTAGATGACTGTAAATCAACAGTCAATCCAAATCGAATAATTTTAATAAAAAACAAATCAAAAACTAAATTAACAACTAATCACAATCAATCACAACATATCATCACAAGTCATATCAGATCAATTTGTTTTAGTTGACATTATGGATTGTCTATTTCTAAGATGAAACGGTCCACCCAGGACAATCCCGTTAGGCCACCCCAAACTTCCCCCTCCGCATCCTGCGAACCCATAGCGGAGGGGGAGATTTTTCCTGGAGAACGCAGTGCAAGAACAAAAAGAAAACACGCAATCTGAATACATTGGAGAGGCCATGGAATGGAAAGCGAGGGCAGACACGGCGGAGCTGTCCTTAGAAAAATTACGGTCCTACCTGGAGCGGCGGCTACGCGACCTGGACGCCGGTTTTCCGGTCTCAGGACATCAAGAGGCTTGCCAGGAAATCATTGACCGGGTTGGATTTAAAATATTTCCCGCGCAGCCTTTGACGGTCATCCCGAAATAGCAGGAGAAGGACACTGAACAAGACAGAAAATCCTAGAGTCATTGTCACGATAGACACGGCCGAGATTATGATGCGCATGATTGAAAGCATGCTTAACGTCCAGCGACCACCCGGAATCACGGCAAAGCAGGCGGCTGAGGATATCCAAAAAAAAACCCCCGCTCTCTTCGAGTCGTTCGCCCGAGGCGCGTATGCTGTCACTCAATACTTTGTTGAGCAGGCAAAATCCCATCACTAGTACAATTAATCCTCATATCGCGTCCTTTCTGGACCTCATCTTTCACGCGCCTAGCTTCTGTAACCCGTCGGGCGCGGTCAAGCTGAGACCTGTTCCAGTCTTTGAGGGCCGGGCCGCTCATCAA